GATCAGATTCCCTTCGCGGTGGCCTATGCCAACCGCACCGGCATCCTCGAATCCACCCCGCCTCTAGAAGAGGTGGCTTGGCTGAACCTCAAGGCCTACCGCTGCGAATCCGATCAGGCCAACATCCTCCACGTCGCCGCTGTCCCCCGATACAACCTCTTCGGTGTGCCGGCTGAGGTGGATGAGCTAGAGGCTGGCCCTAATTCGGCCATGGCCTTCCCCGTGGATGCCCGCGCTGAGTTCACCGAACCCACCGGCACTAGCTATCAAGCCCGCTTCACCGAGCTGGACCGCATCGAGAAGCAGATTGCGGAACTGGGCTTGGCTGCTGTGCTCGGTCAGAACATGACCAACCAGGCTGCCGAGTCCAAAGCCATTGAACGCAGCCAAGGTGATGCCGCCTTGCAAGCCGTGGCTATCGGCCTGCAGAACCTCATCGACAGCTGCCTGCAGTTCCATGCCGCCTACCTGAATCTGCCCACCTCCGGCAGCAGCATGGTCAACAACGACTTCGTGGCTCGCACGCTGGAGCCTGCCCACGTCGCCGAGCTGATCAAGCTGCGCATGAACGGTGACATCACCCAAGAAACGCTGCTGATCCAGCTGGCTGACGGTGAGTGGCTCTACGACGACTTCAACGTTGATGCCGAGATTGAAGCCACTGCTGCCCAGCAAGCGCAACGACTGGATGCACAAGCTGCACAGCTTGACGCCAACCTCCAGCAGCTGAATTGAGTGGCTAGCGAGCGCTAGTTATACTTTCAGCGATACGTCGTTTGCTGCTGTTTTGTCTGACGATCTCGATCAGCAAGAGTCATCAAGCCAGGCTTCAGTTGACTCTTCAGCGCTGCAGTCGAAGATTGAGTCCCTGATCCAGCACAACCAAAAGCTGGAGCGCCAACTCGGCCAGGCCAAAGACAAGCTGCGGGCTGTGCCAGAAGGCGTGGACGTGGATGGGCTGATCAAGTTCAAACAGGAACACGAGCAGGCGCAGCTGGAGCAACAGGGCAAATACGCCGAAGCACGGCAAGCCCTTGAAGCGCAGTTCCGTGAGCGCGAATCACAACTGCAGCAGCGGCTGGAAGCCTTGGAAGCGGAAAACCGCGAGTTGAAACTGATTGGTCCTGCTGTCGCCGCACTAGCGGACACGGTGCATGACCCCGATGAGGTGATTCGCCTGAAGCTCAAGCCTGAGCAGATCGAACGCGAGGCCGATGGCACCGTTGTGGTGGTCGATGGCTATCAGCGCACGCCCATCAACGACTGGGCACGCACGAGCCTGCCGCAATACCGCCTCAAGGCACCCAAGCCCCAAGGCACCGGCGCACCGGTCGGCCGTAGCGGTGGCGGTGGTGAGCTACCGGCTGGCAGCAAGAACCCCTTTAGCCGGGAGCACTACAACCTCACCGAACAGGCTCGCATCTACAAGACCGATCCTGAGTTGTACGCACGCCTTAAAGCCGCTGCCGGTAAGTAACACGCAGCGGAATACTTACAGGTAACGGGTAGCTGTTGGCGCCCTGAATGGCTGTTGGCCGCCTTTGTAAACCCCCAACCTGGAGAACACCATGGCTGCCACTGTGCGGTCGGACATTGTAATTCCCGAAATCTTCACGCCCTATCTTGAGGAGGCCACCACCCTCAAGAACGCCTTCATCGCTTCTGGCGTTGTGCAGCCCCTTGAGGCTCTCAATGCCGTTGATGGTGGCGACTATGTGAACGTTCCCCACTTCGCTGCCAACCTGAGCGGTGATGCTGAGGTGCTGAGCGACTCCGGTTCGCTGACTCCCGGCAACATCACTGCCGATAAGCAGCGCGGCGTCATCCTGCACCGTGGTCGTGCTTGGGGTGTGCGTGAGCTGGCCAAGCTGGCTGCTGGCGCTGATCCCATGGCTGCCATTGGCAACAAGGTGGCCTCCTACATCGCCTTCCAGCAGCAAAAGGATCTGCTGGCCACCCTCGCGGGTGTGTTCGGCGCTGTCGGTTCCGCTAACACCGGTGCTGCCTTCATCGACCTGACCTTTGATGCCGGTGGTTCGGGTGAAACTCCCCTGACGCCACGCCATGTGGCCAAGGCTCGCGCACTGCTGGGCGATCAGGGCGACAAGCTCTCCGCCATCTGCATGCACTCCGCTGTCTATTACGACTTGGTGGAGCGCCGCGCCATTGACTACGTGACCGCTGCTGAAGCTCGCGCCACCGCTGCTGCTTCTAACGCTGCCACCCCTGATGTGTTCGCCGGCTCTGTGGCTGGTGCGTTCACTGCGGATGACAGCGTGCCCTTCTTCATGGGCATGCGCGTGATCGTCTCTGACGATGTGCAGACCTCCGGTTCTGGCTCCAGCAAGAAGTACGCCACCTATTTCTTCACCCCCGGCGCTGTGGCCTCTGGCGAACAGCAGGGTCTGAAGACTGAAGTGGACCGCGACATTCTTGCGCTGGCTGACTACATGGCCGTGTCTTGGCACAACTGCTTCCACCCCATTGGTGCGCAGTATCAAACTGCCGGAGGCGCCAACCCCAGTCAGGCAACCTTGGCCACTATCACTAACTGGACCAAGGTTTATTCCACGAAAAACATTGGTGTGGTTCGTGGAACTGTAACTAGCAACTTTGATTGAGGTTGAACGATGGGATTAACAGGTTTCAACCTGGCCCGTCGTGAAGAAGAGGAGGCTGCTCCGGCAGCCTCTGTTCCTTCCGAGCCAGCAGTGTGTGAGGCCCCGGTGCCTCAAGCCGAAACACCCAAGCGTGGTCGCAAGAAGGCTGAGGAGGAATCCTGATGGCCGTCTTCCCTTCCACTGAACAGGTTGGTGGTGCTGGTCAGGTTGGCTTTGAGCTGATCACTGACACCAGTGCTCACACCGGGCGGTTCTTCCGCCTCTATGCCCTCGAAGCCACCGTGATCAACACGGCCACGGTGCAGAACGCTTCCGGCAACACCTTCTCCGCTGTGCCGATTCCGGCCGGTGGTGCCATTGATGGGTTGTTCACTTCGGTGACGCTCACCAGCGGCAAGGTCGTGGCCTACAAGCTCTGATGGCGACCAAAGCAAAGGCGGGCAGTAGTGCTCGCCTTTTTCAGTCTCCGCCCAAGCGCACGCGCCAAGGGCAGGGCAAACGCAGTCGCCCTAACCATGGACGCAAGAAGCTAAGGGGCCAAGGCCGTGGCTGATCTCTCTCAGCAGATCGAGGTGTTCCTCCGCAATGCGTTGCGGCAGCGCAAGCTGGAAGATCGCCTGATCCGTCAGGCACTGCGTGATCTGCGCAGCACCTTGGCTGCGGTGGAGAGAGTCGTGGGTAGCTCTGGTGTGCTGGCGGTTGGCGTCAACCGTGAGCGCACCATTGCGGCAATCACAGCCGCTGTCGGTCGCAGCGTGCAGGAGTCCTTTGGCGTGCCGCAGCTGGCAGCCTTGCAGGAGGCCTTGGCACCGTTTGTGGAGCAGCAGCTGGACTATGCCCGCAAGCTGGTCACCATGGCCGGCGGGAACCTCACTGCAGAAGGCGCGGGTCAGCTCAGCCAGGTGCAGGTGCAGCGCCTCGTGAATGATGCCGTCGTGGGTGGCAAAACCCTCAGCACGCAGCTCACGCAAGCTCTGCCAGCCACAGTCGCAGATCGCGTAGAGCGCTTCATCCGCCTCGGCCTATCGGACATTGGTGGTGAGACGTTTGCCACCTATCAGAACGCCGTGGTGCGCGTCACTGAGAACAATGTCGAAGCCATCGTGCGCACTGCCGTCAATGAGGTGGGCAGCGCGGCACAACAGGCGATCTATCAATACGAAGCTGACCCGGACTGGCTGGATGCCGAGGGCCTGGTGTGGACCGCCCTGCTGGACAGCCAGGTCTGCCCGATCTGCCTGAAGCTGGACGGCAAGCGCTTCCCGCCGGACTACCAGAAGGTTTCGCCTCACCTCCAGTGCCGCTGCAGCCTCGTGCCTTGGAAATGGCGCAACGAGGATATGCGCGATCCCAACGGCAACCCCGTGGCACCACGTCGCCTCGCCGATGGTGATGGCCCCGAGCAACCGCTCGACTTCAAGGTGGCCGCGAAGCAGTGGGTCAAAGACAACCCCCAGACCGCTCAGGCCATCTTTGGCAAGAAGCTGGGCCAGCGCCTCGTGGACGGTGAGATCAGCTTCGATAAGGCCGTCAAGCAGTGGGCCGCTCCAAAGGCAAGTTAGTGCTAAGGGTGCGTTGCCATGACCGTCACTGTTGTTGCCACTGCTGGATCGGCTTCGGCCAATAGCTACATCAGCGTGGCCACTGGTGATGATCTCGCCAATCTCTACCTCGGCACTCTGAATTGGACTTCAGCCAGCACCGATAACAAAGGGCGGGCGCTGATCATGGCGACCCGCTACCTCGATGAGCTGCGCTACATCGGCGAGAAGGCCTCCACCACCCAAGCGCTGGCCTGGCCCCGGAGTGATGCAGCCTGCGGTGATTGGAGCTTCACCACCAGCGAGATCCCGCAGCCGATCAAGCAAGCCACCTTTGATCTGGCTGAGGCTCTACTCGGTGACAGCACCCTGCTGACCGTTGCCGGCGCTGGCAGCACTGAGCTGATCCCTGGCATCCCCAATGCCAACCTCAAGCGTGCCCGCGTTGATGTGATTGATGTGGAGTTCAACAGCGTGCAGCAAGCCGAAAGCAAGAACGCTTTGAACGTCGTGCCACACCTCAAGCAGGTGCTCGGTTGTCTGTGCTTAAGCAAGGCATCATCTTCTGTTGGGGCTGTCCAAGTCTTGCGAAGTTAGACTGCATGTATGCGCATCGCTGAAGGCCAACTTTCATTCTTCAGCACTCCGGCTGAACCGGAGAAAAAGCGCGTTGAGCATCATCTCGCCAAGCCGTTCACCAGAGAAGAGCAGCGGCGCTTTGGTCGGATGTATGCCGAGAACATTGGCCTGATCCGCATGTTCGGCGGGAAGCTGTGCCGCAAGTATCGGCACTGCATGGCCACCGAAGACATCTTCTCCTGCGTGGACATTGCCTTTCTCAAGGCGTGCCGTGCGCATGACCCGGAACGCGGGAAGCTCAGCACCATCTTCTGGACGTTTGCCCAAGGCGAGTGCCTGCACTTCCTGCGGGGGAGCAACTGGACAATCAAGGCCACGCACAAAGCGCGTCTCTTGGGCAATAGCGCTAGGAAGCTCATGGCCCTTGGCTGGACCTCGCTAGCGGTGTGCAAGGAGCTGAGCTGCACGAAGACCGAGCTGAAGGATGCGCTGCTGGCCACCGCTGGGGTCGCCCATGACGTGAAGGGCTTTGATCTGCACGTTTGCCCTCGGCCTACACCGTGGGAGGTGCTGGAAGCTGAAGAAGATCGTTTAGCGGCAAGTTAGGGCTACAAGCCACAGGAACGATCATGGCCACCGGTGCCTTCTTCGCGGCCCTTGGGTATCGCTTCTATGTGAAGGCTGGCACCACGGCCTCCACCAACCCAACCGCTTCTACGGGCATGACTGAGATCCTCAGTCTGACCAACGCAGGAATCCAGGGCAGTAGCTCCACCACTGACGTGCTGGACTACGGCTCCACTCAGGGCTACAGCGCCAGCTTGGTGACAGGGCAGAGTTACACCATCCCCTGCACCATGAACCTCAATCTCAATGACGCGGGCTACAAGATCTTGCGTCAAGCAGCTTTGGATGCGGCCACTGGCGTGACTGTGGAGTGGTTCCGTGAATCGCCTGAGATGAGTTCCACCGGCAGCCCTGAGTACAACAGCGGCGTGGCCTTCGTGACCGACTTCTCCGAAGACATCCAGGCTGGCAACGTGGCCAGTGTTTCGTTCACCTTGACCGGTTATGGCGCCCCGTCTTGGGTGGCTGAGACGAACACCTGAGGCTAACTAGAGAGCGAGCAAAGGGATCACAGGCGGTGGGCTACGGCTCACCGCTTTTTGTTAGAGGCTCATGCCGCTCAGCTTGCGCCACTGATCTGCGAAGTAGGTATCGAGCGGGGCATTCTCTAGCGCCGGCTTGATCCAGTTGCGCCCCGGCACCAGCGTGCCCTTGCTGGTGGTGTAGCCGGTGAGGATCAGCGGAGCATAGGCAAACCCGCCTTTGCTCTTGGCATCCCACGTAAAGGTGATTGTGGTGCGACCGTCAAAGTTGCGGCGCTGAGAGCGCAGGAAGCCGCCAAGGTCCACGATGTCGCGGGGGCTGCTGACAGTGGCGCCATTGCGGCGTTTGGTTTCCCGAGGCCAGCCGAACTGCGGCGATTGGATCTCAGCTTTGAGCTGCTTGTCCAGCACCGTCTGGTAGGTGCCCAAGATCTGCGGCACCCGCAGCTTCAGTTGATTGGCGTTCCAGCCCGTCAGGCGGAATGAAGCACGGACCTGAACCGCCATCAGCCCTGCACGTAGCGGGCCAAGCGGATCTTGTCGCCCAGCACCTGCTGCAACGTGCTGCCGATCAGGCCGGTGCTGCCGTAGGGAAAACGGCCGTTGATCACCTCGCATTCAATGACACCTTGACCAGCAAAGTTCAGCGTCCCGGTGATGCCTGCCTTGATGCGGGCATCCAATGCCTGCGGGCTGACGGCATAGCCCTCATAGGTCTCTACGTCTGTATCAACGCCAGGAAAGCCAGCGCTGCTGCTGCCCGCTTCGCGTAAGTACAAGCTGACGGTGACGGTCTCTGATGCCGGCACCACATTGCCGGTTGTCGGATCAGTCATGGTGCCAACGGTGGGCACAGTAAAGGTCGCCGTGGCGTTGGCGAGCGCAGCGAGAGCACTTGTCATGGCCTAGGTTCCCGCGTTTGAGAGGCAACCTAAAAGCAACGAGAAGCTGAGTTGTGGCCGAGAGTCTGGGCGCTGCTGTATTGACGCTCAGCGTTGATGACTCCCGCTTTCAGGCTGGCCTCAAAAGCGCACAGACGGCGGCTGAATCGTTTCGTAATGTCGTCGCCAGTCTTGGCGTTGCAACCACCATCGGCGGTGGCTTGGCCTTTATTGGCAATCAGGTCAAGCAGCTGGATGAGGCCAGTGCTGCTGTACGCACCCTTGGCGTTGACTCTGACGAACTAGGCAAGCGACTGCGTGCGTTGTCCGCTGAGCTAGATAGCAACATCAGTCAGATCGACCTGACCAAGGCGGCCTATGACGTGGCCAGCTCTGGCTTTGCGTCCGCTTCTGAGGCGACGGACATACTTCGCGCTTCTGCTCTAGGCGCCAAAGGTGGCTTTGCTGATGTCAATGATGTGGCCAGCGCATTGACCGGTGTGCTGAACGCTTACGGCCTCAGTGCATCATCGGCAACCGACATTGTTGATAAGTTTGTGCAGACGCAGGCGGACGGTGTGATTACCGTGCGTCAATACGCAGCGCAGATCGGTACGATCAGCTCCATCGCGGCTGCAGCGGGTGTCAGCATTGATGAGTTAAATGCCGCAGTGGCGACTGCCACTCTTCGTGGTGTGCCTGTTGCTCAGACGTTCACCGGTCTCCGTCAAGCGATCAGCAGCATCATCAAGCCAAGTGAGCAAGCCAAGGAGTTGGCTGCATCCTTGGGCCTGGATTACAGCGTTGCAGCGTTGCAGTCCAAGGGTTTTGCTGCGGTGTTGGCTGATGTGCAGCAAAAGACCGGTGGCTCGGCTGACAAGCTGGCAGTGCTGTTGGGAAGCGTTGAGGCACAGGCTGCTATTCAACCGCTATTGAATGACCGATTGGCTAAATACAACGAGCTACTGGACAAGCAAAGCCAAGCTGCTGGCCAAGCGGCATCGGCCTCAGAGATCAATGCCAAAACCATTAGCGGCGGTTTGCAGCAGATTGGCAATGGCTTTTCTAATTTGGCTACGACGCTGGATACAACCTTGACACCCTTGTTTGGAGGGTTCATCAAGAGCATCAATGACATCCTAAGCAAGCTGAATCAAGTGGCGGCGCTGGCGCCAGAAAAGGTGCTGGCCCGTGAGAAGCAAGCTACAGATTTAGTGGCTGCCAACCTAGGCCCGCTTGGCATCAAGGGAACAGGCTTCTTTGGTTCTGTGTCAGTATCAGGAGCCAGCGTTGGCCCAGAGTTCAAAGACAAGGCCTTTACGGGTTCGGCTACTGGTGTGCGTGAGGACATTATTAAAGCCCTCCTAGCTAAAGATCTAGCCGAGATCAACAAGGCATTGCCAGAGGCTGGAAAGCAGGCAGGCAAAGAACTTGCAAAGGGTGGTCAAAAAGCAGCATCTGGTGTCATGGATGCCAGTAAAACGTGGCTTGAAACTGTGAAAACGGCCAATCAGATTGCTTCGATACAAGATGAGCTAGCCATCCAGTCTCAGCGCGGTGCCTTGACAGACAAGGGCATCGGTGCTCTGCAGGCAATTAAAGCGTTAGAGGATGCCAAGCGTGCTGAGCGCGATGCGCAGGCTGCTCTTCGTGCTGGTCAAGCAGAAGATGCCAAGAAGCGTGAAGGCTTGCTCAACGCATCTCGGATTGCGGCTGAAAACGTCCAGTTAGCAGCAGCTAAGACCAAGGCCGATCTTATTGATGCCTTTAAGTCGGCGCAGGACTCAGTACAAGCAATTAGCCGTGGGATTGAAGACACTGTTACGCAGCTCCAACAGCTTCAGAACACCAGCGGTGGCGGGCTCAATGAGTTTATGTCAGGACAGCAGGTTGCTGATCGTCAAGCAGCACTGGCTGATGAGCTACGACCGATTGTGCAAGAAATCGCCAACCGCCGCAATCTCAACTTCACGCTGTCCGGCACCAACGAAGACCGCAACAACGCGATCTTGCGCCTAATCCAAGCAGATCGCCAGCAAACAAGGCTGGAGCAAGACCTCGCTCAAAGCCGTGTGGACCTTGGCAAGGCACAGAACGACCTTGCGACGATCAACCAAAGCCTTGTCACCGTCAACACTGACCTTGCCACCGCGACCCAAGCGCTAGCCGACAAGGATTGGAACGTCTACGTGAGTGTGCCCGGCGGCAGCGCCTCCGGTGATGTCGTCCGCGAGGGGGTTTACCAATGAGCATCTCAATCGGCGCCTTCAGCACCAGCAAGCTGATCGCCCAGCCATTTGGCTACGACGAAACCGACACCAGTGCTGGCCTCACCGCCCGTAAGTGGACCGTCAGCGGCCTACTCACCACCAGCGAGTGGCAGTCCCTCCTCAGCGTCTACAACACCTGGCGCGACACCCGCATCACCGATGCCGACACGCTCAGCAGCGGCACGGTCGGCACCACCGTCAGCCTGACCGCCAGCGCCAACGGGATCAGCTGGAGCGGGATCGGCTGTTGGTTCACCGCTGCACCGACAGGCGAGCAAGCCGGCCCCTACATCCAGGCCACCTGCGAGCTGGTGGATGCCGCGCAAGCGCTAGCCGTGCTGCTGCGCCAAGAGGAGAAGAACCGCCAGCGCAGTGAGGCCACCATCCCAAGCCTGGGCACCGTGACGCTCGGCAGCGCCACGCTCACGCTGCTGTCTCCGATGGAGACCTATCAAGACACCCCCCAGTTGCAGCTGACTGCTAGCGGCACGCACTACATCTCTGGCGCTTTGACCGCCACTCGCGTGCGCCGCATTGAGGGCACCACCGATAGCAGCGGCTGGACGGCGGTGCGGAGCTGGTACGAAACCGCCGTCGCCAGCACCCCCAGCACCGGCAGCTACTTCCCGATCAGCGCACCCAGTGCCAGCGCTGAGGTGATCATCAGCAGCGGCGTTAAAAGCACCCGCTACACGGTCAGCGTTGAAGTGGCGGAGGTGAAGTGATGGCCATCGACATCCGCGCTGAAGTCAGCTGCAGCCTCGGCACCGTGATCAGCGGCAGCTTTGCTGATGACTACCTGCAGGGCAACGGCCTAATCAAGACCCGTGGCGAGGTGGTGCTCAACGGCACCCAAACGCCTGTGGTCGGCACTGAAGTGACGTTTACCTACGACAAAGGCGGCAGCACCTACACGATTCCACGGGTGCTGCGGGTGCTGAGCAGCTTTGCCGATCCGTTTCGCCGCACCACCACGGTGCAGCTGGGCTGCAAGCTGACCTACCTCGAAAACCGCAAGCCACCTGTTGAGGATCCCAACGCCAAAGACGAGCACAGCGATGTGCCGTGCAAGGTGTTCCTCAAGGCAATGCTGCCGATCAGCGCGGACTACGTGTTCCAGCAGTGCCTTGATGCGCTGGAGCTGGACAGCGCGGCCATCCCGCTCACCAACAAGTTCTCCCTAGAGCAGTTTGACCTGACGCCGGGCTTCATCCAGGTGATGAGCGACCTGCTGCAATCCGAGGGCTATGTCGGCTATCTCGACAGCAGCGAAACGCTGCAGTTTCTGGACCTGACGCAGGACACAGCCACCGGCCCTGTGATCACCCCGGCTGATGTGGTGGACCTTGGCCCCATCGGCGTCGGTGACCTGCCCGGCGAGAGCGTGGTGGTCCGCTTCAGCAGCCTCCGCCTGCTGCCGCCAGACGATCTGTATGGCGACGGCTACCTCAAGCGCAGCTGGGAAATCGAGGAAGTCTTCGGTGCGCCCTCGGAAGTCAGCGTCAGCTACACCAACGACGCCGGTGCCACCGTCACCGACAGCGATGTTTTCTACCCCTACAGCTTCACGGCCACGCGCTACGACGTGTGGGACCGCAAGATCGAGTCGATCTCGCTGAATCTGGTCTCCTCGGCAGAAACCAACAACCGCTGGGCCAGTGATGCCCTGCGCAGCGGCAGCTCGTGGAACCTGCCCACCGCCAAGTTGGTGCGTGAGGTGATTGAGTACGAAAAGGCTGCGGCCCCTGCTAACAACGTCAATCTGCTGTCGGTGCAGCTGGTTGGTGGCGGGGTCACTGAGATCAAAGCGGCCCTGAGCAGTGCGGCAGAAGAGCACACCGGCCTCGCCAACCTCTGCAAAACCGATGTGCCCGATGGTGCCGATGTGGTGAAGTCGCAGACCACCTACAACTACTTCTCGGAGCTGGAGCTAGCCGGCAGCCTCAACATCGACACTTACATCGACGACACCGGTTCGCTGGAAGAGTTCGACACCATTGCTGCTGAACTGGATTCCACGGTGGTTGTCGAATACGAAACCGACACCACCAGCGGCATCTCTAAGACGATCACCAAGCGCAGCATCTCTCGCTCGCAAACGGTCTCCGGCCAGCAGGATCTCGCCACCCGCGCCCAAGACCTTGATACCGCTGACCTCACCAACAGCATTGCGTCGCTGCTGAACCTGGCCCGCCGGCAGGTCTACATCGGTGCCGACACCAGCCTGCACACCCAGCGTGAGTACGGGCTGCAAAAGCGCCCCAGCGAAGCCGAGCGCAACAACACCGCCAACGAGAAACCCACCGTCACCGAGCAGAAGGCCGAGATCGCTTGGGTGACCGGCAGCACCACCAGCACGGCCGTCACCGAGTTCACCGTGCCCTACGCCCCAGACGACGAGATCACTTGGGATGAAAGCAGTGGTGCGTTCAGCAGCGTGCCGAGTGACGCCAAGGAAAAAGCGCTGCGTTACGGACGCATCCAAAACAAGCTGCTGCTGGGCAACCGCAGTGGCGTGAGCTTGCAGCTGGCACCCGAGCAACTGCCCAAACGCCCCTTCGACCCGCTGTATCTGCAGGCATCGGGCATCACCGGCGCCTACCGCGTCAATGGCACCAGCTGGGCGTTTGACGCCAGCGGCATCGTGGCCTCCACCGATGCCCTGCTGTGGGGTGCGGTGAGTGCAACGTCCGGCACCAACCTAGCCAGCAGTTGGGTGCCGTTGGCACCGGGCACCACCAGCCTGCCCCTGCCGTACACACCGACCAGCGGCAGCCCTGATTCGGAAACCTGTGTGACCTTCAGCGCCGTGATCACCCCCACCACAGTCCTGCCGCCCTACATCGAGTCGGTGCTGGTGGAAGGAGTGAGCCGCAGCAGCGCAGCGATCACTGACTACCCCTATGGCTTGGATCGCGGTAGTGAAGCGTTGGTGCTGCGCACCCGCGCAGGCTTGGTGGCCGGTAGCCGGCTTGAAGCAGCGGTTGGGGCATTGACGCTGACGGGGCAGAGCGCAACCTTGACCTACCGGCGCGGGATTGCAGGCGGTGCGGGCAGCCTGGTGCTGAACGGTTACGGCGCCGGCTCAATCCGTGACTACCGAATCGGCACCAACTTCGGCACCTTCGCTGCCACGGGCCAGAACGCCATTGTGGCGCTGCAGCGGGCACCACTGGCTGCAGGCGCTGGCAGCTTTGCGTTGAGCGGCCAAGGCGCTGGCTACCGGAAAGGAATTATTGCGCCTGCTAATAACGGAACTTTCACCTTTGATGGCCAAGTCGCTACTCTAACTCGCTCTCTTCGATTAAGAGCAGATAGCGCTACCTACTTAGTTGACGGCAAGCCTTCGATTGCTAAACCTCAACTTATTGGATCGCAGATCAACTCCGATGCTACGGCTGACACGTCGGCGGTTGTAACTGTTCCTTCAAATGCACAAGGAGACTTGCTAATTGCAGTGTTGATGTGGCGGAACGACCGAGGCACGTTGACCGTGCCTTCTGGTTGGACGCTGCAGGGCACATATACAAGCTCTATTATGATCAGCGGTGTCCAGCAAAACCTGCTGGTTTACACAAAGACTGCTTCTGCAAGCGAGCCTGCAACTTACACATGGACGGCCGCCACGAGCACGAGAAACGCATGGCTCAGCGCGTCGGTGCGTTTTGGCCAGATCGATACCGTTAGTGAAAACTATGGAAATGGAACAACAGCAACAATCTCAACGGTTGCAGACAGGCTGAATCTCACTGTCTTTACTTGGGTTTACGCGCAATCCAGTGGATCGGAGACGTACAGCCAGTCGGCGGCAGATTCAAGCCTGACTCAAATAACCGACTCTCCAAAAGCAAATGCCCGGATCTCTGGTGGTTACACCCGCAACGCCACAACCGTCACTTCTACTCATGCCGCAACGGATACCCTAAACAACCCAAACCATGGAGGCATCAACATCCAGATCAAAGGTGTGTGACCTACACGCAATGGCGGCAACCTAGCCCCAAAGCTCCGGCCTCATGGCGTCGTTTAACAAGTTCAATAGCTTCGTGGAGGCATTGGCCGAGAAGAAGCATGATCTCGGCGCTGACACGCTCAAGGTGCTGCTCACCAACACCGCGCCGGTCGCTACCAATTCGGTGAAAGCGGACCTCACTGAGCTAAGTGGGGGCAACGGCTACACCGCCGGTGGCAATACCGCCTCGGTGACTAGCTCAACGCAAAGCTCCGGCACCTACAAGCTGGTGTTAGGCGACCCCGCCACCTGGACCGCCAGCGGCGGCAGCATCGGCCCATTCCGTTATGCCGTGCTCTACAACGACACCGCCAGCAACAAGGAGCTGATCGGCTGGTGGGATTACGGCTCCAGCATCACCCTTGCCGCAGGTGAATCCTTCGCTGTGGACTTTGATCCGACCACCGGTGTCCTCACCCTTGCCTGATCATGGCCATCACGCTCTCGATCAGTCAGAAGGAACTGCAACGGCAGGCTGCGCTGTGCTTGGAGGGTCGCGCCTATGAGGTGTTTCTCGCCACCAATGACGGCAGCCTGTCCGCTAATTCCACCTACGCCGCTTGGCAGGCGGTGGAAGTCGCCAGCGCCAACGGCTATGCCCCTGTGACCGGCACCATCGGCACCGGCGCTTGGGATGCGGGTGACGCCCGTTATGAACTGCCCGCCATCACGGCCACCTTCACCAGCAGCGGCTCTGGCTTCAGCTACGACACCATCTGCGTGCGGATCGGCACTGAGACCTACCTGCACAGCACCGTGGCTGAATCGCCGTCGATCACCTTGGCCGCTGGACAATCCAAGACCTATGTGATCACGTTGGTGCAGGACGACTGATCCATGAGCACCCGCATCACGGTCACCAGCAGCAGTGATGCGTTGCTGGCCAGTGCGCGTCAGGTACAACAGGCCAATCGTGAGGCACAACTGCAGCGCGAGCGTGACGCACGCACAACAGCGACTGCCACGGCTGAAGGGCAGCCGACAACGCTGCAGCCGCCCAATGGCGGCAACCCCGATACCGGCGTTGAGCGGCGCCCTGCTGCTCAACGCAAAGCAGTCGGTAGCACGATGGGCGTGCAGTACACCACCCAGATCATTTCGGCCGTGCCGGCAAGCACGTTCCGTCTGACGGTCGGTATTCCAGGGCTGGCACAGAAGGTTGTGGTGGACACGCTAGAACCCAGTGGTGCTGCAGCCACCAATCAGCCAACTCCTTCCGATACCAGCAGCGGATCTGAATCTGTACTGGGCTTTGTTACCTACTCAGCTACACCTAATTTCTTCGGCAATAACTACACGTCGGAGTACCCCTGTGGCTATACCTTCCAAACTGGCCCCGGAACACCGCCCACCATGTCATGGACGGATTCTGTTATCCCACGGGTCACCAGCCAGGACTACGACGACTCCGACTTTTACCTGCTTCCCATCGGCCAGAAAGCCTGCATCTTTGTCTATGTCTACAGCAAGCTGCGGCTGCTGACGGTGTATGAAAGGACAAGTCGTGTGGACCGCACATCAACAAATCCACGAGTCACCAGCTCTGGGTGCGGTGGCCAAGCTGGCACCTATTACGACCGGGAAAGCATCTTTGATGTACGGGAGACGGTTTACAACACCGAGCAACGCCAGCGTTACGAGATTTTTGCTTTCTACGTTGACACCTCCAACGTGCGCCAGCTAGACGTTCCTGAAGCATTAGACACCGCGATTCGCGCCTTGCATCCGCCGCTAGCGGTAAACAGCACCCAAGAAGTGCTCACCTCCTCGCTTTACACCCGCTTTGAGTACGCTGACGTGGCAGGTTCCTCCAGCGAACCCAGTAATTACAACGGCCCAGTGACATACGGCTATACCGATGTACCCAGCTTTGACTACACCGTTCACGCCGAAAGCAAACTGCACGGCAACTACCCAGCACGTAACGACGTGCTTGCCCAGCAATTCGGCCTAGGGCGTCTAAATGAAGAAACCCACGACGGCAACTACTTCACTCCCGCTGTATACCGCTTTTTGGGGCCTGCCATGAATTTGACTTCAGCTACAGCACAGACGTATGCCTGGATGCGTCAGAACTACTTTGCTAACGCGCCTCGTAAGTACCTAGCCCCCTGCGTTAACAGCTCCAGCTGTGTCGAAGAGGAAACGGTTGGATTTGATGTGAGCACCACAGCTCCTGAAGATATTGATACGGCTATTTCGGCTTCCAGCTTTACCAGCGCCCGACGCTATAACGTCGCACTCAATGGTGTGAACGACTTTGAAGTTGTATTCGGCTGGGACTGGGATGACCCTACTTTGTGCCGCACCAAGCTGACGGCACTTGGCTTTACCGCTGCTGATCTCAAGCCATGAACGACCAACGCCTGCTACTAATCCGCGCCAAGCAGGTGCAGACCGCAAACCGCCAGGCCCTGCTACGCAAGGAAAAAGAGCAACGTCTCATCAACAAGGCAATAACCTCTAAGTAAGTAGCCAACCCGTATGCCGACGCTTCCCTTTGTCCAGGCGCCCGAGGCACCCACGACCCGGCGACTTGGCACACCCGCCAGCGGCATTCTGGAGATGCCGGTACTTGGCGGCCTCACCGTTGGGGAGTCGGCCGTGATCTCTGAGCTGCTGGCTAATGAGCAGAGCAGCTTCGTCAAAGGCGCCCAGATCGCCGATGCCATTGCCAAGGCCGAAGCGATCAGCATTTCCGAGGCGTTAAACATCATTGAAGGTGCGATCAGCGGCCGCCAACTGGAGGAGCGGGCCGAAGAGATCCGCACGAAGCACGCGGCCTTGATCCAAGAGGTGGCGCAGGTGTACGCCGCTGCAGGGCAGCGCAACATGGAATCCACGGTCACGGCCTTGATCCGCTGCCGCTGCAACCTGCCGGAGTGGAGCATCGCCGACACCCGCCAGATGCACCGCGCCTTGTTCAATGCGATCTGGCAACTGGCGCAGGAAGAATCCGACGCGGAAGCCATGCCCAGTGAGCCACCGACTGAGGAGGAGCTGGGAAAGCCGCCAGCGGCGGATGGCGCCGCAGCGAAACGGACTGGCAAGCGATCTTCTACGACCTAGCGCACAGCTACCCCGGCCAGTTCCACCGCACCACCTACGCGAGGGAACTGCGGCAAACGGTGCTGCAGGCATGGCGTGAGCTGCAGCGAATTCGCCGCGAGCAAGCGCAACTGCAGGAGATGCCGGTGGCCCAACTCGCAGCGCTCCTAGCCAACATCAACCGCGACCCCAAGAAGGGCAAACCCTTCTCGCTGCAGGACTTCCAGCTGTTCGCCAGCGAGCAGAAGGCCGAGCGACGTCTCAGCGCCGAGGTGGCTGCAGTTGCCCTGGCGCTCAAGCACGACGACAAGGCACCGCCCCTATTGGTGTCCTGTTGGAACGAGGTGCTGGCCAGCGCAGCAGACGGCACGCGAATGCCCGAGGTGCGGGCGCTGCATTCCGACGATGAGGCGGTGTGGGTGTTGGCGCCGGTGTGGGAAGCGACCGGCATCCGTGGCGGATTGGTGCTCGTTCGTGGGCAGATCAGCGGCACGGTCCTGCTGCGCGATCTGGATCGGCCACTGTTGACGCACCGGCTGCTAGTCCCAGCTCGCCCCGGCTTCGGCTGGATCGAGGCAGGCTGCTTGCTCCTTTCGGCGGAAGACTAGGTAATGGACTTGCTGAGCCTGCGCACCGCCATCGAGACCACGCTGGTGGATCAGCTCGGCACGTACACCCTCGCCAATAGCGCCACCACCCCGGCCATCTCGGTGCGGGCACCGGGTGAGAGCCTGCCGCCTGGCACCACCGTCACGGGCTTGGAGGTGGTGATCGTGCGCGAGCCTGAGCTGGTGCCGGTGCGGCAATACAGCAAGGAGCAAGCCTTCAACCGCTGGACGCTATATCTGGTGGATTGGAGCGGCGATGCCAGCCTGCAGGAAGTGGCCGGCCGCCTGCTCTGGAGCTACCCCGGCAGCAACGCGGTGACGATCAACGTGCCCCGTGGTGTGGGGCCGAGATCGCAGATGCGCGTGGACATCACAACCAACCCCGACACCTACGCGGGTTGAGCTGACCGGAAACCTTGGGTATGGCGATCACCCCGGCGAGCTACAACATCCGGCCCCAGCGGCGGGCGGATTATCCGCTGCAGGTGCAGTTCAAGGATTCGGATGGCGACGGCATCAACATCACCGGCTGGACGGTGCTGGCGCAGGTGTGGAGCAAGGATCGCGTGACCAAGTACGGCGACTTCACGGTGACGACGCTGAATGCCAGCACTGGCTCGGTAAAGCTCACGCTGCCGTACACCGTCACGGCAACCCTCCCGGAAGAATGCCGGTACGACGTGATGCTGATCGACAGCAACGGTCTGCGGGAGTATTACCTCGAAGGCATCGTGCGCCCCTCTGAGGGCTACACCGCACCGAGCTGACTATGGCCAACACCGTTAAGGTGATCAGCACCGGCCAGGTGGTCGTCACTGAAATAGCCGAGCAGGCGATTGAACTCACCACGGCAGCCCAGCCGCTGCTGGTGGAGGTGCAAACCGCTGGCCCACAAGGCCCGCCCATTAGTGAAGTGCTGAACCTCGGCGACCTGGCGAACGTCAACGACACCGCCAAAGTCACCGGCAGCGTCTTGTACTACGACGCCACCACCAGCACTTGGAAAGGCGATGACATCAACACGGTCATCACACTGACGGACGGCGGGAATTTCTGACCGGAAACCTAGCTGCAACGCAGTGTCTCGCCGGTAACCGTGGCCAACACCATCCGCATTAAGCGTTCGACGGGCAGCAGCGCACCGACGAGCCTGGCCAATGCGGAGCTTGCCTTTAGCGAGGGCAACGCTGTCCTGCACTACGGCACCGGCACTGGCGGGGCAGGTGGCAGCGCGACGAGCATCATCAAGATCGGTGGCGCCGGTGCGTTCGTCACGCTGGACACCGCTCAGACGATCAGCGGCAACAAGACCTTCACCGGCACTGTTGATCTAAGCGCGGCGACCATTGGCGCCTTCACCACGACCGGCAACGTGGTCGTCGGTGGTGACCTGACCGTCAACGGCACCACCACCACGATCAACAGCACCACGCTCGCCGTTGACGACAAGAACATCATCCTGGGCGACGTGGCCTCGCCCACGGACTCCACAGCCGATGGTGGTGGCATCACCCTCAAGGGTGCAACCGACAAGACTTTCAACTGGATCAATGCCACCGACAGCTGGACTTCCAGCGAAGACATTGATCTAGCCAGCGGCAAGGTCTATCGCATCAACGGCGCCAACGTGCTGAGCGGCAGCACGCTCGGCAGCGGTGTTACCGGCTCCAGCCTCACCTCTGTTGGCACCCTCACCAGTGGTGTGTGGAACGCCAGCACCATTGGCGTGCAGTACGGCGGCACCGGCGCCGCAACGCTGACCGGCTACGTCAAAGGCTCTGGCACCAGCGCCCTCACCGCGTCGGCCACGATCCCCAACACTGACATCAGCGGTCTGGGCACGATGAGCACTCAGAACGCCAACAACGTGGCCATTACCGGCGGCACGATTGATGGCATCACCTTGGATGGCGGCAGCTATTGAGCTGGCCGGCAACTTAGTGCGTCCGGCTAGATAGCCACCCACGGACGCCACATGGCGAACACAATCAAGCTTCGGCGCTCAGCCGTCGCAGGCAAAGTTCCTGCTGTAGCAGATTTGCAGCTGGGCGAGCTAGCGCTCAACACCTACGACGGCAAGCTCTACACCAAAAAGGACAACGGCACCGCGAGCGTCGTGGAGTTGTCCGGTGGTGGTAGCGGAACACTCAACGAACTCGACGGTGGCAGCGCATCAAGCGTTTTCACGGTTGGCGAACTCACTGCTCTTGATGGAGGTGCTGCGTAATGTCTGTCCGCATCCAACTGCGCCGTGACACGGCAGCCAACTGGGCCAGCACCAACCCAACCCTGACGCAGGGTGAGCCGGGCTACGAAACTGACACCGGCAAGATCAAGTACGGCGACGGCAGCACGGCTTGGGACAGCCTGGCTTATGCGCCTTCGGCCGCCATCGTTGATGGCACCATCGTCAACGCGGACGTGAACGCGAGCGCCGCGATTGCCGGCACGAAGATCAGCCCTAACTTCGGGAGCCAGAACCTCACCACCACCGGCACCGCAACAGCCGCAGCACTGATCCCAAGTGGCAGCAGCGTACCCACGAACGGGGTTTATCTACCTTCCAGCAACAACGTAGCCATCTCGACTAATGGTGTTCAGCGCATCAACATCGAAGCTGATGGCGACATCAACATTGATAGCGGCGGTGTGTTCTATGACGCTACCAATAACAGACTAGCGATTGGCACTACAAGTCCTGCTTATTTATTGCATATTGATGCCGGATCTACTACTGGCAGTGTGCGGATTGAAGGCGAGCTTTCTGGTTCATCAAGATTCTTGACTTTAGGTCATAACGCAAGTGGACAAGCCGAAATTGTTGCAGCATCTACTGGTGGCGCCGACAACACGCTAAATATATTTGGACGCCCGACAGTCTTTGGCCTTAACGCTGCTAATGAATATGCCCGCATCGACAGCTCCGGCAGGTTGTTAGTTGGCACGTCTACGAGCCGCAGTGTCGGATCAATTACAGCACCTTTATCTCTATATGAATCTGCACTGCATACAATAGTTGGAATTGTAGCTAACAATACATCTGGCGGGACGCTTTCTTTGGCATCTACAGGCGGCTCTTCCGTTGGAAGTAACACTCTTGTTGCCAATGGTCAGACTTTAGGCGTAATTAGATTTGCGGGTGCAGACGGCACAGACCTAGTGTCTACTTCTGCATCAATTCAAGTCTTTGTAGACGGCACCCCTGGCGTCGACGACATGCCGGGCCG